TGCATGAGTATGAGAAAGATCAATTGATTGAGATTGATGCGGCTGGCACCGGTTGCCTTTTGGTACACCGCAAAGTCCTTGAAAGATTCCGACAAGATGCCAATGAGCACCAAGGAAAGATGTGGGGATTCTTTCAGGATATGCCGTTGAACGGTGAATGGATTGGTGAAGATATTCTTTTTAGCTTACGCGCCAAGAGTTTCGGATATCGGATATTTGCACACACCGGAGTATTGTTACCACACGAAAGAAGGTATTGGCTTAAGGATGTGCATCATGAGGATTTTAAAAGATTCGCTAAGGTGCCACACTTAAGCGTTATGCCACAACCAAAGGAGCCCAATGGCAACAAGTAAGCAAGTGACCGTGACCACGACAAGTCAATCGATCGTGAGTGTGGATGATGTGACTCAGCGTGTTTACTTACACGCAAAGCATGCGACCTATATTGGCAATGAAGGCGTGACAAGTAGTAATGGATATTTGATGGATAATGGTGACAAGCTTGACATTTTTTTAAATGTTGGAGAAGTCTTGCACGCGGTAGCCGGCACGGGATCGGGAACACTTCATGTATTGATTACGGCTCAAAAGTAGTCCAGCTTATGGGATGGGTTGGCATGCATCAAGAGACTCCCGTGTGGGTATGCGATGCTTGCGGCAATGAGAGCGATTACGATTCCGGATGTGCGGTGCTAACCAACCGAAATGTGAGCTTCTTTTGCCGGATATGCATGGATCAAAACCGGCCGACCCATCGATTTAAGCCAAAAGGCCATTGATATGCCCATTTTTTCCCAAAAGTTATCCACAGACATACGCCGGGCTCGCGCTTTTTCTCTCTCCCCGGCCTGTGGAAAAAACAAAAGAAAAAAACAAATATGAAAAAGCTATTTGAGAAAAATGTGCATTCTCGTAAATACGATTCAAACTACAAGAAAATAAGAAAGGCAATGCTTGCTTCTTCTCCGATGTGCCATTGGTGCCATTTAGCCTACGCAACACAAATTGATCATGATCCACCAATCGCTTCATTTGCACATCCGGAACTATGGAGCGGTAACCTTTGGCCATCATGTGCCAAATGTAACGCATCGAGAGGAGCAACCTATGGCAATCGCGCAAGGCGAACCAACAAAACTTCGCGCCATTGGTAGCGCAAAAAAACCCACTCGCAAAAGCGAGCGGCCGCACCGTCATTCCAAAGCCATGCTTGAATCCATCAAGGAGCATGGGCATATTCAATCATCGATCAAAGAATCTTTGCTAGGGCTTGCGCGGGCATGGGATCAAATTGAAGCGACCGGCAAAGGCATGCATACCGTGCCATCGATAGCTCGAGAGATCCGTGCGACATGGGAGCAAGTTGGGGTGATCGAAGATGAGGATGATATATGGGAGAGCTTGAACTAGATCACCGGGTACATGTTGCGCCGCGATGGGGAACCGATCGCGACCCGGCAAGTCAAACCGATGGCGAAGTCTTGCGCCGTGTTGCCCGATTGATGGGATTTGAACTTTTTCCTTGGCAAGCACATGTGGCCGATGTATCCCTTGAGAAGCAAGATGGCCGATATCGATATCGCACCGTATGCACGCAAGTCGGTCGGCAAAACGGAAAATCAAAATTGATATCAGCTCGCATTGCTATGGAAGCAATGAAACCCGGGCATCATATTGCTTACACCGCACAAGATCGCAATATGGCAAGAGCCAAATGGGAAGAACATGTCGAGATCCTCGAATCCGCTCCAAGACTTCGCAAGAAAATCAAAAGAGTATCCCGGGTCAATGGCTCCGAAAAAATCTTTTTCACAAATGGATCAAGCTACGGGATCATCACACCAAATGCGAGTAAAGGCGGCCGCGGCACTTCGCTTGATCTGGTTGTGATTGATGAAGCTTTGACTCACAAGCTTGAATTGATCTCAGCTTTGCAACCTACTCTCGGCACAAAAGAAAATGGTCAATTGTGGATCGTCTCAAATGCCGGGCATCCAATTCATTCCGAGCTCTTGATGCATTACCGCAATCTAGGTCATGCACATTTGCAAGATCCATCAAGTGATCTTGCTTGGTTCGAGTGGTCTCCATTGGTCGATGCATTTGATTACATGGATGAAGAAGTCTGGTATCAAGCAATCCCATCTTTAGATTTAGAATTCGGAGTCAAGCTCCGAGCGGTGCGTGAAGCGGCCAATACCAACAGCCCGGAGATATTTACTCGAGAATGGTTGAATGTCTGGCCGGCTCGCGAAGCGGTGCAGGTAGTCGCGCCGGATCTTTGGGATTCCCTAGTGCGTACCGATATAACTATCGGCGAGCGCATGATGCTTTCGGTGGACATCTCGGTCGAAAGACACAAAGCCGCAATTGGTGCTTCGGCACTTGTGCGCGGATTGACTCCGGTTGAAGTAGTAGATGCAAGAGATGGCACTCAATGGCTCTTGCCAAGGTTGATTGAAATAGCAAAAAGATGGAAAGCACCCGTGGTCATAGATGGCGGTTCACCGGCCGGCTCTTTGATCGGAGAGCTTGAGAATGCAGGTATCAAAGTAATCACGGTATCAATGCGAGACTACGGCAAAGCGTGCGGATCATTTTATGATGCGGTCAATGCGCGAACCATTTGCCATCTTGATGATCCTCTTTTGCGTGCGGCAATAACCGAAGCAAGCAAAAGACCGCTTGGCGATGCGTGGGCTTGGAATCGTCGCAATGCATCAAATATCACTCCATTGGTTGCCGTGACACTTGCACGGTATGGCGTGACAAATACACCGGAAGAAAAACCTATCGTGAGGAGTCGAGTATTTTGAAAAAAAATTACATTGCCACAATTTTGCAAATTGTCGGATGCGTAACACTTGCCGGCGCAATTGCAACATTTTCGATCATTGGTGCGGTATTATTCACGGGCTCCGTGCTTTTGCTATTTGGTCTCGCCGTTGAACGGAGTGAATGATGCTTGGAAAAATACTTAAAAGACAAATTCAACCTTCGACGGTGTACACCAATTCCGGCTTTGTTGATTCACTTGGTCGAGTCGGCAGATTTTATGAGGGTTCATGGTCTGGCACATTTGTAGATGAGCAGACCGCTCTTGGTGTACCCGCAATTTGGCGCGGCATTACACTTATCGCCGATGCAATTGGAGCTTTGCCACTTCACTCATATCGCAATGGCAAGCTTGTAAAACCAACACCGCAAATCTTAATTCGACCTAATCCACCGGAGACCCGGATGGAAACAATCTCAGCGATGGCGGCGGCTTTACTTATTCACGGAAATTATATCGCTGTACTTGGTGAACCCGGCATCAATGGCTTGCCAGATAATTTTTATCCGGTTGCGCCCGATCGCGTGCATGTATCACGCGAGAATGGTCGAATGATTTACAAGATTGACGATCGCACTTATGATCAAAGCGAAATTTTACACATTAAGAATTTCTCGGTGCCTGGCTCAGTTGTAGGCATTGGCATACTTGGCGCACAAAAGCAAGCAATTGGAAAATCAATCGCAATCAATGAATATGCCGCAAGATATTTTGATGGCGGTGTGATTCCCACCGCCGTGCTTAAATCAGCAAATCCGGATCTTACACAAGAAGAAGCCGATGCAATGAAATCTTCTTGGATGTCGATGTATGCCGGTCGCAATCGTGCGCCGGTAGTGATGAACGCATCAACCGAATTTCAAGTGCTAAGCAATAACGCGCAAGAATCGCAATTGCTTGAATCGCAAGTCAATGATTTGACCACCGCCGCAAATATCCTCGGGCTTCCGGCCTATTATCTTGGAAGTCCTAACTCGTCAAGGACATATTCAAATGTTGAGCAGGAAAATTTACAATTGGTTAGATGGTCAATTCAACCCATTGCACAAAGAATTGAAGAAGCACTTTCTGATCTTTTGGTGCGTGGTCAAAATGCAAAATTTAATTATGACTCGCTACTTCGCACCGATACAAAAAGCCGATATGAAGCTCATGCGCTTGCAATTCAAAATGGCTTCTTGACCGTTGATGAAGTGCGTGCCATGGAGCAAAGAGACCCAATTGATGAAGATGAAGATATTGAAGAAATTGATTCACCGGATATAAATGAAATCGATACCGAAGGAGAAGCCGATGTCAATATCGAATGATTCCAAAGTTGAAAATCGGAGCTTCATTGCCGAGCTTGAATATCGTGCCGATGGTGACGGTCGCACCATTACCGGGATCGCGGTACCTTATGATGTCGAGCAAAGAGTCGCACCGGGATTGACCGAGGTATTCCGCAAAGGTGCTTTTGCCGATGTGGTCAAAGCCGCTTTCCGTGTGAAATTACTCCGTGGTCATGATGCGAATGCTTTCCCACTAGGCCGGGCTACTTTACTACGCGAGACCGACAAGGGCTTATATGGTGAATTTAGAATCTCCAACACAAAAGCCGGAGATGAAGTTCTTGAGCTTGTGCGCGACGGTGCCCTCGATCAGCTCTCAATTGGGTTCATGCCATTAAAAAATCGCAAGCGTGCCGATGGCGTAGTAGAGCGATTAAAAGCACATTTGGCCGAAGTCTCACTTGTCACTTTTGGTGCATACGGGGATCTTGCTTCGGTGACCGGAATGCGCCAATCGACCGATGTAGATTCACCGCGCTTGGATCAAGCCCGGGATATTTTGGCAAAATTGAAGGCTTAGATGCCTTACTTAATTTCAACCGATCATCCCGAGTGCTCCGGCTTTGCCGTAGTCAAAGAAGGCACACAAGAGCTCATGGGATGCCATCGCACGCAAGCGCAAGCCGAAGATCAATTGACCGCAATCAACATCTCAGAATTTGGCCGGCGTGCCGATAGTTATGCACCAACGCAAGAGATGAAAGAAGAAGCGCAAAGAGGATTGGATTGGCGAAGCGAATTTGGGCGAGGTGGCACCGAGATCGGTATCGCAAGAGCTCGCGATATAAGTAACGGCAAGCAATTACCGCTTGACACAATAAATCGCATGGTCTCATTCTTTGCAAGGCATGAAGTGGACAAGCAAGCCGAAGGATTTTCTCCGGGTGAAGATGGTTATCCTTCAAACGGCCGCATCGCTTGGGCTCTTTGGGGTGGGGATCCCGGTCAAAGATGGGCGCAAAACATTGCAGACGAGAATCGCAACACTCGAGCATTGCCCGAAAATTATCGGCCGGCATCAAGTGAGGATGTACCCGAAGGCAGAAATTGCGGCAATTGTATTTTCTTTGTAGAAAACTATTGCACAAAATGGGATGATCAAGTCGTTGCAAATTACTATTGCAATGCATGGGTGATGATCGAAACACGCAAGAAAAAAGCACTCGACATTTTAGAAAAAATCAAAAGTGTGCGATATAATCTAGGCGAGTCGTAAAACACCTCGACCCTAGATGCGACACCTCGCAAATGCGACACCTCGCTTCGGATGGCGATCGACACCTTTTCGCTATCCAACACCCATCGAAAAAATAGGAGATCAATATGTCAAATGCATTTCTTGACTCATTGCGTGAAAAGCGTGAGAGCAAGACATCGATGATCGAGTCAATCGTAGAACGCGCCGCCGAAGAAGTGCGCGATCTTACCGAGGTCGAGCTTGTCAATGTCGAAGCGTTAAATACCGAAATTAAAAAACTTGATGAAAGAATCGAACAAATTTCCGACATCGAATTGCGCAATTCTAAGGCCGCCGATCTAGCCGCAAAGGTAGATGCAACCGCGCCAAAGAGCGAAAAAAGATCAGCTTCTCCGGCTTATGTCATCAAAGAAGAATTGACATATTCCGAGCGCACCGCCGGCAATTTCTTAAATGATGCAATGAAGGCTCAATTTGGTAACGATTACGAAGCACGCGAGCGTATTCAACGCCATCAAAATGAGATGTCAGTTGAGATGCGTGCGGCTTCAACATCATCATTTGATGGTCTAGTCGTACCGCAATATCTTGTCGATCTATATGCACCGCTTGCACGCGCTGGCCGACCTTTTGCCGATGCCGCACGCAAGCACACAATGCCGCAACAGGGCATGAGCGTGGTCATTTCTCGGATTACGACCGGCACGGATGTGGCTTATCAGACTTCACAAAACACCGCCGCTGTGTCACAAGATCCAGATGACACGACCTTAACCGTGAACATCAACACAATCGCCGGTCAAAACTCAGTATCCAAGCAAGCTTTGATGCGCGGATATAACATTGAAAACATCGTATTGGGTGATTTAATTCGCGCCTACAATACAAAGCTTGACAATTCTCTACTTAATGGCACCGGCTCAAATGGCCAACCATTAGGACTTGCAGGAATGACCACCGGCATTTTGGTAACTTACACCGCAACCACGGGCACCGTGGCCGGCGTGTTCCCTAAGATTGCCGATGCAATTCAACAAGTTCAATCAACAATTTACGCATCACCAAATGCGATTATCATGCATCCTCGTCGTCTTGGATTCTTCTTGGCCGGCCTTGATGGAAGCAATCGCCCACTCGTAGTTCCAACCGCTAACAATCCACAAAATGCAATGGGTGTGGGTACCGGATTGCCGTCATACGGAAATTCAGGATATTCACTTCTTGGCTTGCCAATCATCACCGATGCAAATGTGGCCACAAATCTTGGAACGAGCACAAATCAAGATGCGATTTATGTCGTTGATTTGAATGAGTGCCACCTATGGGAAGAAGCTCCAACCTATGTGAAGTTCGAGGAGCCGGCTGGCAAGGTTGCCATCAATATCGTGCTCTTTGGATATTCCGCATTTACCTCACTTCGTTACCCGGGCGCGATTGCCGCAATCAATGGCACCGGATTGGCGACACCGAGCTTCTAAGCTCACTCGATTGATGAGAGCTCATCACCCTTCCGGATGAGCTCTCATCGCATGAACCCATGATCAATCTTTTTGAATTGCGAGGCGATGATGAAGTTGAATGTGATACGGAGCATCACACGCATCGACACATGCGCAACCCAAAAAAATTATCAAATGCAAATTGAGCCCCTTTTTGATTTGATACACGAAAGGATTGATCATGGCTATAACTAACGGATACGCAACACTTGCACAAGCAAAAACATTTTTGTCAATCATTGACTCAGTAGATGACACCCTTTTAGAATCTTTAATCGAATCAGCTTCACGATCAATTGATCGCATTGCCAATCGTCGCTTTTATATTGATGCCGCGGCGAGCGCAAGAAAATATCGCGCATCTTCTCCGGTATTTCTTTTCACCGATGACATCTCAAGCACGACCGGATTAATTGTTAAAACCGATGAAGATGGCGATGGCACCTTTGAGACCACGCTTGTCTTAAACACCGATTATGTAATGGATCCATTGACCGCGCCATCATTAAGCCGGCCATTTACACAAGTGACCGTAGTATCAAACACCAACACTTTTCCAATTTTCCCGGGGCTATTTTCCAACGGCCTAAGACCCGGCATTGAAGTGACCGCCAAATGGGGATGGCCGGCCGTACCCGATGACATTGAAACAGCTTGTCTTATCTTGACCGCCGATCTTTACAAGCGCAAAGACTCTCCCGGCGGTGTGCTTGGCCTTGGTGATCTTGGTGCAATAAGAATGAGCCCATTGGGTCGAGATATCACCGCCATGGTCAGGGCTTACAAGAGGGAGACCTTGGCATGAGCATGGTGCCTTCAAATGTGCGCAATGGTCTCAAAACAAATTTGACCACGATCACCGGCCTTCGATGCTTTGACATCATCCCGGATTCGGTGCCATTGCCGGCGGCCGTAGTAGGACAATTGGATTTGGTTTTTGATACTTCAATGGCGCGTGGATTAGACACGGCCGAAATTGAAATCTTGCTCATCGTCGGCCGGATGAGTGAGCGAGCAGGGCAAA